GTCTTTTGCATCCGCATACGGTGGTGCTGGTCCTGGTGGTTCCCCATCAACAGGGTATTACTCAGGTGGTGGCGGCGGTAATTCTGGTTCTCCTGGGCCATCAGGAGCGGGTGGTTATGGTGGCGGTGGTGCGGCTGCTCCTGCTGGTACTTCAGCAAATGGCTCTCCTGGAACGACAAATTCTGGCGGTGGTGGCGGAGGCGCTGGTGGTTTTCCATATACCGGCGGCAACGGCGGCTCCGGCATTGTCATCATCAAAATAAACCAATAAGAGGTCAAATGGAAAACACGAAAATTTACCGCTTCCTCGGCATTGATACGGCGATGCACATGCTTCGCCCCGGTGCTAAGTGGGAAATCACAAACAATCAATTCACACGTTGGGATGATCCACGCCCCTGTCCGAGTATGGATGAGGTTTATTGGGTGATGGACAAGATCAAAGAGTTTGAAGAGTCAATCCCTACGATGTGGCTTCCTGAGCAGTTAGAGGAAATGGGCATCAAGATGAAAGAGATTGAAGATGCAATTGCATAACCTATTCCCGACAGCGGTAGGTTTTGCCGATCTCGGTCGCCCGTTAAGCGATGAGGAGTTGTTCTTCATCCGTGAGCTTGAGACACGCCCGAATATGGGTAACACGACAAGCATAAATAATTTTGTTTTGCGTGATCCGGCTTTAACATCACTCAGATCATTCATTGAAGATTCCGTGAGTGAATACTTCAAATCCACCGTCAACCCAAAGCACAACGTATCCCTGCGCGTTACGCAAAGCTGGTGCAACTATAGCGAGCAAGGTCAGTACCACCACAAACACGCACACCCCAACAGTTATATCTCTGGCGTGTTTTATGTGCAGACCAATCCTGATGACAGGATTTATTTCTACAAAGATGGCTGGCAGCAGATCAAGTTTCCGCCAGATCAGTGGAATCCTTATAACTCGGAATCATGGTGGTTTGAGGCTTATGCAGGCAGACTGATTCTGTTTCCCTCATCTTTAACACACATGGTTCCTAACGTGCAGGGTGAAACAACCCGCATATCTTTATCGTTTAATACCTTCCCTGTGGGTACTGTTGGGGAAGAGATGGACTTAACTGGATTGAAACTGGAGGCTTGAATGGCTCACTACGCCCGCATTGACGAAAACAACATCGTCCAACAAGTGATCGTTGTAGACAACAAAGACACGGCTGATGCTTTCGGCGTGGAAAAAGAATACATCGGCGCAGCCTTCTGTGAGCGTTTGCTCGGTGGAACGTGGAAGCAGACTAGTTACAACGCTAACTTCAGAAAGAACTATGCTGGGATTGGCTATACGTTTGATGCAGTGCGGGATGCGTTCATTCCACCACGTCCTAGCGATGATGCAACGCTTGATGAAGCGACATGCCAGTGGATTGTGCCGCAACAAAGTGTTGGAGCCGATTCGGTATGAATATCAAATTAGAGTTGACACTTGATGAAGTGAATAAAGTGCTGACGGCACTCGGTCGCTCATATCTTTACATTGACATCGTGACCACGATTGACAAGATTAAAGAGCAAACCGTTCCGCAGATTCCATCCCCTGAAGAAGCAGCGCAGTCTTAATTATCGTATATCACTCATCATGCACGATTTAAAAGTTATTCCTGAAGTCGAGGCAAGACTTGCAAGTCATGAGCAGATTTGTGCTCAACGATATGAAAACATCGAAAAGCGTTTTGAAGATGGCTCCAAACGCATGCAAAAGATTGAGTACCTGCTTTACATCACGATTGCTGCCGTCCTCTTAGGGCCTGGCGTTGCTGCAATGTTCGTGAAGAAGCTTTTAGGAATTTGATGTTAGACATCATTGGTGGCGGGTTGTTCGGCACCGTTTTTGGTGGATTGTTTCGTTTAGCCCCTGAAGTCTTAAAGTTTCTTGATCGCAAGAACGAGCGTCAGCATGAGCTGTCCATGTTCAGTCGTCAGTGCGAGTTAGAGCAGGTCCGCGGAGAAATGAAGCTTGCCGAGATCGGCGCCGAGCGGGATAAGGCGATTGATACAGGGGTTATGACTGCATTTGAAGCGGCAATCAATCAGCAGGCCGAAATGGCCAAATCTGCTGGCGGCTGGGTGGCTTCACTGTCTGCATCAGTGCGTCCTGTAGTCACTTACTGGATTCTTGCCATTTGGTCAGCTTCACACATTTGGTTTGCCGTCGTTGCCAGCAGGGAAGGACTTCCTGTGCAAGAAGTTTTCAAGATGATCATGTCGCCTGATTTTGCTGCGTTGGTAGCAGGAACGTTTAATTACTGGTTTCTTGATCGCACCTTAAAGGTTCGAGGCCTTGCGTGAAGCTCGATCTAGCCAAGGAGCTTTGCAAGCGCTTTGAAGGCTTTTCTGCAAAGCCTTATTTGTGCCCGGCAGGTGTGTGGACGATTGGGTACGGGTCTACTTATTACCAAAGCGGCGACAAAGTAACTAAATACGACCCGCCAATCACAAGGGAGTATGCTGAACAGCTTTTGATGCACGAGCTTGTGCATACCTACGCCCCTGGTGCAATCCGGCAATGCCCCATCTTATTAACCCTGGCCATTCAAAACAGGGATTGGGGCAAGCTTAATGCGATTGTGGACTTTTGCTACAACCTGGGGGTGGGAAGGCTGCAGACTTCGACGCTTCGCAAAAAGATTAACCGGCAAGATTGGGAAGGCGCGAAAGAACAGTTAAGACTATGGGTCCGCGGCGGTGGCAAGGTCCTTCGCGGTTTAGTGACTCGACGAAATGCGGAGTGTGCCCTGTTATGAGTTCAGCAACGAAGTCAGATCCGGCCAAATGGAAGCGTATCGTCGCCTCTGTTAAAGCCTCCGATAAAGGCGGCTCGCCAGGCCAATGGAGCGCCCGTAAGGCACAATTAGCGACTCAGAGGTATAAAGCCTCTGGCGGGGGTTACAAAGGCCCCAAAAGGGCGGATAATTCGCTTTCAAAGTGGACCAAAGAAGACTGGGGAACGAAGTCTGGGAAGCCGTCCACGCAAGGACCTGAAGCAACTGGTGAGCGTTATTTGCCCAAGAAGAAAATTGAGAAGCTAACCGCTTCGGAATATGGGGCAACAACGAGAGCCAAGCGCGAGGGCATGAGGCAAGGTAAGCAATTCGTACCGCAACCCAAGTCGATCAGAGAAAAGGTGTGGTGATATGACAGCAGCGTATGTCATGACCTACGATAGCTTGGTGGCCGACATCCCCAAGTATCTCGAGCGTACCGACCAGGCAACGCTCAACATGATTCCTACGTTCATTGGCCTGACAGAACAGAAGATTGCCACGCAGTTAAAGATCCTCGGCAATTTGACAGTTCAGACAAGCAACCTTGTGCAAGGCCAGAACATCATCGACAAGCCAGCCCGCTGGCATAAGACGGTGTCCTTTAACATCACAGTGGCTGGTCGCCGCAAGCCTGTCTTCTTGCGAGCCTATGAGTACCTGCGTGAGTATTGGCCAGAGCCGGCAAGCACTGATGAGCCAAAGTTTTATGCCGACTATGACTACACGCACTGGATCATTGCGCCGACCCCTGATGATGACTATGCGTTTGAGATTCTCTATTACGAGCGCATTCAGCCATTGGACTCTGCCAACCAAACCAACTGGTTTACGATTTATGCGCCCAATGCGCTGCTGTTTGGCTCACTGATGGAAGCGGCCAAGTTCCTTAAGAATCCTGACTTGGTCAATGATTACCAGCAGCAATATGACTTCTTCATGCAGGCTTTGACCGTTGAGAACAAGCTACGGATTGCAGACCGTCAAGCCGTTGTTATGGATAGCTAATCATGAGCTACAACTCACCCTTCACCGGCAACGTCGTGCAACCTACGGACGTTTCATATCGGGCCATTACGCTTTCTGCTAACACGCAGCTAGAGTGGCCGATCAATGGTAACGCCACGGATGATTACGCGGCCAGGATCATGCAAGTTACAGCCTCCTCTGCGGGGTTGTCACTTTACATGCCACCTGCCAATCAGGCATCCGTAGGTCAAGATGCGCTGATCAGAAACGTTGGCGCCACAACCTTCACGG